GGTGTATCCTCATCTTCTGTAGTAGGCACATTATTATTTGTTACGCCAAACGCACTAAGAATATCTGGCTTTTCTCTTTCATCTGCCATATTAAAAGTGCCTTAATTTAGAAACAGAAAATCATAAGAGCGTCCATCTGCATCTGTATTTGTTGGCATTGGAAAGCCAGTATAAACAACAAATCTAGTCGTGCCATCTGCTGTTTGAACGGGTATAACATCCCCAACTCTATAGCGTCCTTCTCCTACCAGTGTATTAAACGTGACAGGATCAACTTGTTCTTTAAGTCTAGCAGAAGGTCCAGCATAGCGAATACCATTTCCGTAATCTATAAATCCCCTTGTTGCAGCAGTTTGCATATCATTAACTGTATTAGCAACCAACGGATCATTCTTATCACCATGAATATTTTGTATAGATTGTGCAGCTTGAATCATAGATAGATACGCAATATGTTCTCTACCCTCCATGTTATTTAAAATTTCAGCATCAACGTTTGTTTGAAAACCATTAAGAGTATAGGCTCGTCTTAGCTGACTATTAGCAATAGTTTCAATCTGTGTCCCAGTATAAAACCTTACCTCTTCATTTGGCTCTCTTTCGTTTTCTTTCACTCTTGCGTAATCTGCGTTTACTCTATCAAACTGCGCATCAAGCTCAGCAATTTGAGGGTCATTTGGATTTTTCTCAAAAAGACGTTCTTTTCTTTGCGTAATTTCAACAAGAAGAGCGGCATAGTTGCTAGCAAAGTCTTCTGGCTCACCGAATAAAGTAGCAACTGCTTCAGTGTTTACCCTAACACCTGCACCCATAATAGTTTGAATGGGTGCTTCCGTTCTTGCTGAAGTACTAATGGTAGCTTCAGGTGCACTAGGAGCAGCAAAAGTAGCCATGTCATTTTGTGTCTGCTGATCAGTTACGTCGTTACTTCCACCGCTATGTCGAAGAAGGATATTTGCGTCTTGTCCTTTTTCTGTTGCTGTTGCACCCCAAGAAAGGTATTGATCTACTACAGCCTCACCACCCAATGCAATTCTTGCGGCATTTTCAGGTGTATAAAACATAGACAGTGCGTTCATCATCTTTTCTGTAGCAATCTGCTCACTACGTCTACGGCTAGATGCTGCAGCACGTTGTCTCATTGCCTCTGTCTCGGCAATCTTTTCCATTTCAAACTTGCGTTCTTGTTCAGCTTCCAGATCTTTGACAAGCTGTTCAGAAAAACCACCTACAAATGCGCCAAAGTTAAAAGCCATTATGCTCTCCTAGCCATAAGACCACCCATAGGTGCAGGTGCTTCCATCATATCTTCTTCGCCCATGTCTTCTTCGACAGGCATTTCTTTTTTCGTGGCGGGTTTATTCTTTTCTTTTTCCATACGGTCTTGAATACGTTTCTTCGCCAGAGCAATGTTAGACTCACTGAATGTGTTGTCTTTCGTTTCCATCTCCGTACCAGTATTGTACTCAATACCTTCCATGTCAGCCACGTAAGAAATAGCTTCAATAAGAACAGGAAGAACCAAAACACCAACATCAATTGTATGTTTGCCCTCCATGACTGCGCTTATTTGAAGGGCATTTGCAAATGTCGTAACAGGAACACCCATCTCTAAAACATTTAGCATATCGTTACGAAGTGCAGGATTCAAGATTCTGGGAATGTAATATTCCAGCGCCTCTTCCACTGTGGTATATTGAGGCGGATTTTCCCAAGGACGATTGCCCAATTCAGAAGTAAGAGATTGGCCGGGAATAGGAGCATCAATTGATAGTTGCGGTAGTTCAGCCATTTCTTAGTTTCTCTCTTTCTTTACGGATTTCCATCACGTATTCCGCCACACGTTCTCTAGGTGTTTTTTCTTTAGCTTCAACTTTTTTTGGTTCAATCTTGCGTGAAAGCAAACCAGATGTTTCTCTACTTTTTGTAGATTCTTGATTTGAAATAGGAAGATTTCTATACGCCATAGATGCAACGTTATACATTATTATTTACCTTTATCCAAATAGACTGCCAAGGAAAGAACCACTAAGATCTGATGTTAACAGTTTAAATACAGCAGAACCAAAGTTAGATGAAGAGGTATAATCTTCTTTCATAGATTGAATGTCTGCATTAGAATCTGCCCGCAACTGTTCAATTGCAAGATTGACAGTACGCTCTCTTTCATTTTCAGCAGATGTCCATGCCCATTCCATGTTATCTCTATAGTACTGCCACAAGTTATTATATGAAGACTGAGATACATCAAGAAGTGCAGTAGCATTTAATTCATTCGCACGGTTTACGGCGGCAGTGTTAGCAGTTGCAACTTCTCTACGCCATTGTGCATTCGACTGGTCAATCACCAATCTATTCTGCGCATTGAATTGATCACGTTGATTTCTAATTTCAGCATTAAAACGTTCAATAGTATTTCTTTGACCCGCATTAAACTGAGACTGTGCATTTGTCTGTGTAGCATTAAATTGAGAAGTCTGCGCAGACAAGCTTGCAAAAAACTGATCTACTTGGTTTTGAGAAGAGGCATTAAATTGTTTTGCAGCATTACGTGCAGCCTGATCTGTAAACAAAGCTTGTACTCTTTGTTGCGCCTTGAACAAATCCGTCTGTTGACGATTGCTCAAATTTTGCATATCCATAGCCAAGAAATTTTGAGCATTTTGTACAGCAGCTTGCTGACGAGTGCTTAGATTTTGCATATCCAGATTAGCAAGTGCTCCTGCTTCCGCCAGTACCAATGCTTGAGAATTATTCAGATTCTGCAGATTCATTGTATTGGCAATTCGGCTGTTCTCAAGTGCAACCTGTTGCTCTGCCGTAAAGTTCATGTTAGCAACGTCACTAATCTTAGAAGCGTTGATAACACGAGCTTGGAAAGCCTGATCAAACTCTTGGCCAATGAAAGCAGCACGTTGCTGTGCAGCAAGCATAGCACGTTGTTGTCTGTTTGACAAGTTTTGAGCTTCAAACTGAGCAATAGTCTGAGCATCTGCTGCAGCAATAGGCAGGGCAGACTCCATAGCAGCCTGTACAACGGCTTGACCAGCAAGACTAGATGCACCAAGCCCTCTTGCAGCCATTGTGGCTGTAGCTGCCCGCATAGCCCCTGCAGCCCATTCAGGTGTAGCACCACCCTCAAACTGAGTCATAAGACCTTCTAGCTGGCCTTGAACAGTAGCCTGCTTTGAGGGTGTTGCTTCAGCAGCTTGGATCTGTTCTGTAAAAGTAGCAGCAGTTTGTGCGTTAGCTACGCCAGATACAAGTTCACCATCTTGAATTTGTCTTTGTATAGGGTTATCCATTAGGATAGCATTACCCTGAGCGGCATTCAAATTACCTACACTGCTTGCAGTTTGTTCTGCAGCAAGAATATTAGCACGAGGATCAACAGTACCTTGAGCAGCCTCTACAGTGCGCATTGCCATGTCTGCAGCCGTGCCAGTTTCAGCCGCAGTATACTGAGCAGCAGAAGTAGTTTTCGGCATAGTTGCAGTGGCTGTAGTAGCCATTGCTGTAGGAATAGCAATATTGCCAGTTACTTGACCAGACGTTGGAGATATAAACTGTCCAGCTTCATAGGTAGTACCAACAGGAACTACAGTTGCCCCAGTAGGCAAACCGGGTGTTTTAGCCCTAGTAGCCATTACTTCTACTATATTTTGATCTTCTGAAAAATCTTGTTGGGGAATATACTGTTGACCAAGCGGAGTTGGAGAAACATATGTACCTTCTTGAGCTTTAAGCAATCCACCTTTTGCCATCTTACGTGCAGCATCCGTATAGTAATTCATCTTTTTATTAGCTTCAGGATTTTGCTGCAAGAAAGAATTAAAGTTATTCATATCACCCTGATAGCCCATAGTATTTGCAATACGTTGCATTGCTTCAGGTTTAAAGCCAGTAAACTCTCTCATGATTGGTGCATTTACCATTCTATTTTGAACAGCCACAACGCCACCATTTGCCTGTTCTACAAACGTACCGTCAGTATTTGGCGTTGTGTCCATTGTATACTCCATGTGTCTTTATGTAGTGTATTATTCAGTATCAGACTCTTGTAGCGAAGCATTCAGCATCTGCATGAAAGCATCACGGCCAACAGTAAGTTGATCAAGATTAAACTGAGCAGAACGAATCTTGCGATCAAGGTCAGCAATGTGATTGATCATTGCTTTCTGTTGGTCATTCAGTTGGTCTTCAGTGTAGTCTTTATCATTGATCGTAATGACTTGTGTTTGTTTCTCGGTCATTATAATCTCCTTTCTTTTTATATGTTATGTCAAGCCCAAGGCAGGCCACTCTCAGTCTTCGGAGCCTTCTGATCAGCAATCTGCGCTGCAAGATTTGCTTCCATTTCGTCCTTGTCCACACCGCCCCATACCCAAGCCAATACGTCAGCTTCGGTCAGGTCAGCATAGGGGACGAACCCTGCGGCAGTCGGATCAGGCGTAAAGCCTGCGGTGCCGTATGCGGATGCGGTGTATTCGCCATCTTCTGCCGATACACGCCAGTGTGCCACGATGACACCGCCGTCAGCGACGTTGTGTTCAAGGTTGGCGATAGTCCAGTTGTAGCTGATAGCCATTGGTGTCTCCTTTAGGCTTCAAGTGCGGCCACACGGGCCTCAAGTACTTCGATGCGGGTCAGGGCTTCCTGTAGTGCGGCAGTGAGCAGCGGCACCAGCGTTGAGTGGTCCATCTGCTGATACTTCGGGTTGCCATCCTGATCGACAGCATCCTTTTCGCCGGTCACAGCATAGGGTGCGACCTCTTGCGTTTCGTGGGCCACGAACATCGGACGCTCTGTCGTGGCGTCCTTCATCGTCCCCATATATGGCTTGAGGCTTAGAACGGTGCTAGACGCATCCTCAATCGGCCCTGCAATGTTTTTTGCTCTGTAATCCGATGTGGTATTGTAGGCTACAAGACCGCCAGCACGGTTGTAACTAATACTACCACGTTGCGTATAAGACGCTTCGGTGCCAAAGGAAACAAAGCTATTATTATTGCTTGTGGCCGTATTGTGGGCGAGTAGAGGAAACCAGTCATAAGACTGTGCCTGCCCATAAACAGCGTGTTGTGTTGCGGCGGCATACGCTTGAAGTCTAGCACCAACACCAGTCGTCGTCCCCACAAGCAAATTGCCCGACGAGTCAATGCGCATGCGTTCTGTGCTGTTAGTACTGAAAGCTATGTTTGAAGGGCTTAAAAGGTTCAAAAACCCAGTGCTTTTTACACCGTTGACACTGGGTCTACTAGTGCCGCCACCCCATGCGATAGCTTGGGTATCATCAAGATTTAAAACACCGCCCGCCACTGCAAGTTTTGCGTTTGCCCCACTCGCTGACATGTCGGTAACGCCAATCCCGACGTTCCCGCTGCTGTCGATGCGCATAAATTCCGTCGAGGCGTGATTGAAAGTAAAGCCGCCATTGGATGAGCCAGTGCTTTTGAAGGTCACCAAGTTATTGGTAGGTGAAACGCTAGTTTCCAGCCAGTGAAGATCTGCGCCATCAACGCCCGTCTGCCGAGAAAGAATAACGTCGCCGCTGCCAGAAGCATTTAGCTCTAACGCATAGTTAGGGTTTACTGTCCCAATCCCAACCCGATTATTCGCCGCATCCACAAACAGCGTGTTGGTGTCCACAGTCAGGTTGCCAGAGATGGTGGCAGTGTCTGCACCAATGTCGCCAGTGACATCTACGCCTGTGGCGGTGGTGGCGAATTTGGCTGCGTTGTCGTAATAAAGGGTTACGGCTCCGTTTGCCAAAGCAACAATGCTATCTTCACTAGTTGTAGCCTGTATGACAATACCATTGCCATTGCTTCTTAGATAAAGATTTCCTGCGCCTTCATCTGTGACATAACTGTGCGACCCGTCATGATAAATCTGTAGGTCAGACCCTGCGCCGAAGATGGCCTTGTCGTTGTCGCCGAAGGTCATATCCCCAGTGGTCACAAAGCTGGTGCCAGTGATAGTCGTGCCAGTAACAGCCGCAGGGGTGCTGCCGCCTATCACAGTGCCGTCGATGGTGCCGCCGTTGATGTCAGCAGTGTCAGCAACAAGGCTGTCTATGTTGGCAGTGCCATCAATATACAAGTCTTTCCACTCGGAGCCAGAAGCACCCAAGTCATAGGTGTTGTCCGCAGAAGGAATAATGTTAGAGGCCACATCGGCGGTAATTGTCACAGTGTCCGTGGCGGCATTGCCGAGTGTGGTGTTGCCGTTGACTGTCAAATTTCCTGAAATAGTTGCAGCATCTGCAGCAAGAACATCAATGTTTGCTGTACCATCAATGTACAAATTACGCCACTCAGAACCTACAGCACCCAAGTCATAGGTGTTGTCAGCAGAGGGGATAATGTTAGATGAAACATCAGCAGTGATTGTCACAGTGTCCGTTGCGGCATCGCCCAGCGTGACATTGCCTGTAGCCGTCAGAGTGGTGAAAGTGCCAGCGCCAGCAGATGCGCCGCCAATGGTCACACCATCAATTGACCCACCATTGATGTCAGTCGTAGTCAATACAGACGAAGCAAGAGTAACAACACCAGTACTGTCTGCAATAGAACCTGCAGCAGTGCCATCCTTGGCTTTGATGTTTGTCACTTCGATATTGGTCGTGTCTACTGTGGTAGCATTCACAGTGGTGAATGTGCCAGCAGCAGGTGTAGTGCCACCAATGGTCGTACCATCAATATTACCAGCGTCAATGTCTACAGTATCCAGATTGGCTGTACCGTCTACATACAAGTCTTTCCATTGCAGAGATACACTGCCAAGGTCATAGGTGTTATTCGTCTTAGGACGAAGCTCTGTCGCAGTTGACACATATTCCTGTGCAGGGCCAGTAACCTCAATAGGTGCGCCCTCACCAGTTGTGCCATCATGTGTGTGTCCAGTAGCTGCATCAAATGCTGACTGAACTGCGTCAAACTCGCCGTCCAGATCGGAAGCATTGATTACGTTACCATCTGCAATGTTGTTGACGGTATCGTTACGAGTGTAACCTGTGCCCATTAGAGAGTTCCTTACTGTCTGTCGTTTGTCGCAAATTCAATGGTGATTGCGTCTAGTGAAAATGGAGGATCAGTGCTTTCAAAGACATACTGAAGACTAAATGTAAAACCAGAGCCTACGAGTTGACTTGTGAAAGCATATCTTAGTTTGCCCCCGAATATCCCTGTACCGTATGTGCTAACCCCGTAGAACGATGCAACCCCTGTTGTATTCGTCAGTGCGATAGGCTGGGGTTGAGCAAGGTTAGGTTCATCAAAGTCTAACTTGGGTGTCACTGTACCTGTAATAGACCCTTCAGGGTCCAGATAGGTTGTCAGCTTATAGAAAGTCTTTCTAAGCCTTGGATCAGATACTGCAACGAATGGAGTGGAGTAAAATGCTCTAATCATGTCACCATCAAAGCTATTGCCTGATTCCATTCTGTATACGTAACCATCCCTGTTGGCAAAGATGATGACCTCACCCTGAGCCTCACTGGAGTATACACTGTCTGCAACATACACCAGTATGCCACGAGTCTCTGCCCATGCCATACCCTGAGCAGTCTGGTCTGCAAACTGTGTGGCTAGAATGCCTGCAGCAGAATCCTCTGTTACACTGGCAGAGTAACCAAACATACGATACTGGTTCTTGGATCTAATAACACAGGATGCGAAGCTGGTGTTGGCACTGACAAGTCTGTTAGCTTCAGACTGAATAGGTCTTGATGCCACAGCCAAACCAAAGTCACCAATGCGATCAGTTGCACTCAGAAGCCTAACACCGTCAGGCCCAAGGAATGCAATGTCACCACCAACTTCCTGTATAGTATCCTCTCTTACGCAACCAATGTCAAGTGAAATCGGTTGAAGCGTAAAGTCAGATATCGTATTTCCAACCAGTCTGTGAATCTTGCTGGTGCTGAAGATAATCAACTGCTCACGGAAAACAATCAAACCAGTGATCGTGTGAGGGATAGTGATTACACCAGCACCATTAGCAGCACTAAAGTCGGAGTCTGTATAGGGTGCAGTAAAGGTAAGCTGATTGCCCTTAGCAAAGAACAAGTGGCTTTTAAATTCTTTTACGTGATCAGCCCCAACAACATCTGAGGGTGCTGCATCCAAAACTGTAAAAGTTGTACCATCATACTTGCAGGGTGCATTCGTACCGTCAACAACCATGATGCGAGAAGTGCCAGTAAAGTTGTATCGCACAAAGCGATGCTTGCCACCAGCACTGCGGTCTGTACTTAAGAATGTCACAGCAGCATTGTCTGCAGGTGATGTAGCCAGTGCTGGGCTGATTGTCAGTGCTGCATCACCATTAGTCACAGTAACTGCATTGGTGATCGTATAAACCTTCTCAATGCCAGCGACAGTAAATGTGTCACCAATCTGAGGTGTAGCTGTCAGTCCATCAACATTGAGAGTTGTACCAGTCTGACTACCACCATCAACAAGAACAGTGCCATAGTCAGGTGTGTTGATCCTAGTCCAGCCAGTGCCAGACGATTCCCACAAGTCTGCATTACGATATGCAACAGCCTTCTGCTTGAAGTAGATAATGCATTCAATCAAGTCTACTGTGTTGTTCGTAAAAGTGACTGCTGCTTTGTCTGCAGGAGAGCTATCCAAGGACGTAGACAGAGTAAGTGTTGCAGTCTTTGCGTTAGAATCAAAGGTTACTGAAGATACTGTGTATGTACCTGTTACACCAGTAATCGTGAGAGTATCACCATTTACAGGAGTAACAAAGATATTGGCAAGAACAAGAGATGTACCTGTTTGACCACTACCCTGAACAACAGGTTCACCATACAGAGGAACAGGATCTTCATCAAACTTGTTGTAGCCTTCAATGCGACGATAGCCACCCTCAATAGAAGGCTCAAAGTTTGTCAAGGATCGTGCAGAACCCGGAAAGTTTATACCTTGCTGAAGGGGGCTGACATTGGTAATCAACCCACCCCGCATCTCAACAGGAAATGTCTGCCACTGTGTAGGCATTAAGCAACTCTAGGATTAGAGATATAACCACCACCCAAGATACGGGTATCTCTCACGTAGTCGTACCTGTTGATATAAAGGGTTCTCATGTCTTTGATACCCTCTTCAAATCTTTGAAACTGAATACTAGCATCCTGAGTATTACCACGGAACAAATAGGCATGATACATTGCACCGTCGATGATCACATAACGGAACTGCTCAGGAATGCTGGGAACGTCTGTAGCACCGATCAGGTCAACAGGAAGTCTGTAGTATTCGTAGACTAACTCATAGGCATTGTCAGGTGCAGGATATACACCATAGCCTTGATTTGGAGTACGAAAGACTAGGCGAGGAATAGTACGAATGCCAGTGTTACTAGTGTTGTACTCATCGTCTACATATCTTCCCAAATATTCTTCGTAGGAAATGATCTTCAGCTTCTGAGTTTCATTACCAAATGTAGAAGACCGTTTAATTCTGAAAGAGTCAAAGTCAACTGTCTTTGTATCAGCAGGATAGCCGTAGCGAATCTCACCTGCAGTCAGAACGTCTTCCTGTTCAACATGATTGAACGGCCACTCAAATGCAGACCGGTTGATATAACGCAGTGAGGCATTCACAGAGTCTTTTGCTGCACTGTAAAAACCAGTAACAGTAGCAAAGTTAGCAGAGGTCAACTCAACTTCGTTAAGTCTCTTGTTGATATCATTTACAAGGCCAAGGAAATCATACGCCATTTATCTCTCCTTGATCCGAAGTTTGACAACTCTCTCTGCCTGACTGCCAGAACTGTCTGTAATTCTGCAGTAGAACTTGTATTCTACGTTGTTTGTCCCACTACCAATGTTGATAGTAGTAACAGTAGAGTTATTGGTCTGAGACACATTCTGAATGCTGTTGACAGTCTGTCCTGCATTGATGGCAGTCTTAACACCAGAAGCGTCATCAACGTACCACTGAGCAGATGTGACAGTTACACCAGTACCCAAGAATCTTGACCAGTCAATGCTGTAGTCAAGTGTTTCATCAGGATCTTTATTCGGCCAGCGGTAGCTCATCTAAGTGTCCTATACTGCGTTTACTGTGCGATCTGCAGATGTTGTCTTGCGATCAACGACAATAACTGTCCTGTTTTCTTTAGGGATGTAGACCCTGCGATTCTGAGAGAAGTCAACTATTAAAACCACTCTATTCTCATCAGTAATTCTGACAGTTCTTTCTGCACTGGTTGTAGCCATTATGCAGCCCTCGAAAGGTAGATAGTTCTCTGTCTGCTGTAGGTCTCTTTAACAGCCTCAAAGTTAAACACTACGGCAGTCTGAGTCGTCGCTGTCACAGAACCTGTCATGCCAACTGAGGTAATACCTGCCGTCGTATTAAGTTTTAGGTTGCCAACAAAACCTGTTGCACTGACACTGCCAAGAGCTTCAGTAGGCTTAGGCTCAACACTGTTAATAACACCCTGTGCCTGAACACCTGTGGGGGTAACAGTGTTACTAAATGTCAGCGTACCAATACTGCCAGTAGATGCAACAAAAGCAAGTATCTCAGTGACGTTTACTTGTACTGCGTTGATATTTACTGTAGCAGTTACAGACCCAAGTTTTTCGCTGACATTTTCTTGTACAGCTTCAACAGAGCCTGTAGAAAAGACACTGGCAGAAACTATATTACTGGAGGCTGTTACAACAGGATCACCTGTCTGACCAGAACCAGCAACACCAGTTACCTTTTCCGTTGGATTAACTTGTACCGCAGAAACTTGACCTGTAGCAAAAATACCAGTGGGAATTTTTTCAGTGATGTCTACTTCAAAGCCACCAGCAGTCAGACTTTCTACAGAACCAGTTGCTACTACACTTGCAAGCGTTACAGAAAGATTAACCTGTACTGCATTTACTTGACCAGTGGCTGTTGCTTGGTCTAGGTTGCTGACAATGATCTTGCCGTATCTGGCAACACCATATACTGCTACACCATAGACCGCTGCATTGACAGTGACAGCCATAGCCGCTACCTTCTATTAGGCGATGCGGATCACAGCGTTAGAAGCATCCGCAGTAGGGAACTCAATCGTCAAGTCACCAGCAGTAGCACTGACAGTGCCACCAAAGTCAATCACAGCAATAGCCTTGTTGCCCTGAGAAGCATTGTAGATGATACAACCATCCGTAGAGACAGTCACATCAGCAAAGACTTCATCAGTAAAGTCAACGATAGCAGTTGTACCAGAAACAGAGATGGTAGCTCCATCAAGAACCTGACCACCCGCAGAATAGTTAGTACCGCTGGCTTCATCAGAGTTTCCAGTTACATCAGAGTAATTCGTAGTAGCAGCACCATAAGTACCACTCGGTGTAGCTTTAATCAATGCAAGCTTGATGCTGTCGGTATCCAGATCATGAACACCACCAAGCAACTCCTGCTTGAAGCTTGTACACATTGCCGTTGTGATAGCCATGTCTAGTAGTCCTTCCTATATTCCATCACAGTCTGAGTTAGGATGGTATCTCTGTCTTTCCAAACTTCGGCTACAACACACTCTATGTGGGTGTAACCCTTTTCTTGTGCATAGTGAAATCTGTTGTTTCCTATGGCAACCCTATAGTATAGATCAATTTCTATAGCCTTGTAAGGGTCGTGTCTACGTTTACCCTCTTCTAGATAAACAAGGAAAGTTTCTTGCTTCCAAACTATAGGAGGCCACAGCATCCCACGTTTATCTAGAGACTTAGCTAAAGCTTCTCGAAACTTCCAGTCTAACTCTGCAGACTCATCAAGTTTCCAGTATACTTCATTCAAAGAAAAAACTCTGTGCTCAAAGCCTTCTACTTTTTTCTCAGAGTGAAGTATTCTCATGGAGTAGTGGGGGGCCACCGAAGCAGCCCCCCTCCGTTATTATGCGAGTTGATCACGAACAACTTCTGCAGCTTCCTGCTGACGACCGTCAACGGGAACAATGCAAGCCCAAACACGCATCTTGCCACCTGTGGTCGTACCAGTCATGGTAGCCAACAGAATGTCAATCGTGTCTGCCGAAGCATTGTACAGCGGAAGTTCTGCAACAACAGGCGAAGTCACAGCGCCAACAGCAGCAGCATCGTAGTCGAAGCCATCAGCAACAAAGTCGGTGTTACCGCCAGTGATACCAATGTCAAGCGTCAGGTCAGTCGAAGTACCCGCATGGGCTTCAATGACCTCTGCACCACACGAAAGAATCTGGCACTGAGCGGGCAGTTCCAGAGCTTCGATGATGTCGGCCTGAGCCAGTGCGCCACCCTTAGCGGTGACAGCAGCAGCGAAGTCAACGATGTTGTCGATGACGTAGGGGGTACGACCTGCAGTCGAGAAAGCACCACCAGCGCCTGCGAGAGTAGTAACGGTAGCCATAACTAAGTCCTCCTATCAGGCAAGGTTGTATTTTGCTGTCGCAATAGCTTCGGGACGAAGAATCTTGCGACCATACAGATGCATACCACGAACAACGTCAGCAAACGAGTCGGGGTCACGGTAGGTTTCGGTTTTGTTGATCTGCTCTGCAGTTGCAATAGCAGAATCATGACCTGCAACAATCACACCATAGTCGGTGTTCTGGTTTGCAGTACCCGTGGTGCCAGCACCGCCACCCACTTTCGGCAGGTTGTTCGACACGTACACACGGAAACCGTTCCAGTTATTCAGGGTCAGACCATTGCGAAGAGCACCCGAATCGCCGTAGTCAGCGTTCAGGAAACGGCTGTCTTCGTCCATCAGGACTTCCATCATGATCGGATCAACAACCAGCCAACGACCTGCTTTGTCCACGTTTTGCTGGTCCAGCAGACGAGCCATACGGTTGATCAGCATGACAGGCGAAACGTGAGTTGTGGGCAGAGTGGTTGCACCCGGCAGACGAGCAGCGACAGGGATCGAATGATCGCCAGCCGAAGAGGTCGAGATGTTGCCGAAGTCACCCTTATTGAGCTTCATTGAAGCAAGCAGTTCGTCCGAACCAGCAGTTGCGATTGCCTTTGTGCCATTCACAGTTGTGTTCACTGCGTCAGCATTAACATGAAGAGCCGACTGAGCATAGCCCGACAAGTAACCAAGAACTTCTTGGTCGTACTGATCAGCCAAACGATAGGCAGCACGATCCGAAGCCAGAGACTGGAAGTTCACGTGCGAGTGAGCTTCTTCGATGTCATCAACTTTGAATGCAAAGTAGTTTGCTTTGTCGATAACCAGCGAGAAGTCTTCATCATCCAGATCCTGTGCAGTGATCTGTGTACCACGCAGGTACGACGACACAGTGATTTCAGGTTCTTTGATGATCTTGACGGTATCGCCCATGTTTGCGATTTCGCCAAAGTAGTCGTTGTTTGTAATTGCGTCAACAACAGATGCTTTGCGGAAAGCAAGTTGCACCTGTTTGCTGTAAATGACGGGCGAGAAATTGCCATTCGGCAAGTTGCCATAGCCCGAAGCTGCTCCAAATGCCATTGTTATTCTCCTATAATAGCTTGGATTTACAGATACAAACTTACATGGTTTATTTCAGAGGCTAATCGTGTTAGGGTGCGTATAGCCTACAGCATATAATGATCAGTTATAGCTTGCAGGTGATACGGGCCTAGTCGGATTAGGTAATCCGTAAAGACATGTGTTTGTGGGAAAGTGATAGAGGTTAGAGTAGCCAACCGGAGTCTAACCTCAAATCTATAGATATAGTTATACAGTGAGTAAACTGTATTGTCAATACTTTTTAACGTGCACTACCCGATAAATCGTAAATAAATTTACCAGTACGAATGGCTTCCATGATTTCGTCTGCAACTTTTTCATATTGAGTAGCAGACATCTTTGCTACAGCAGATTCTCTGTAGTAGTTGGAAGTTTCTTTTTCAGCAGGTTTGCTACGACCCCGTGGATTCACGGAAGATGCAGCATCTTTTGAACTCGTAGTTTTAACTTTGATATTTCTATCAGCTTTGTACAAGTCAATGGCTCTAGCTGCAGACTTAGCATCCGAATCATTTTCGTACAGCGCATCTTGTACCCACTTAGGTTGATCATCCACCCACTGATGGAAGTCATCGCTGTCACGAATCTCATCAAAGTCTGGATGCAGACGCATAAGTTCTGCTTCAGCTTTCTCACGTGCGGCAGTTGCTTTCATTTCATCAATCTCACGCACACGAGCTTCCAGACCCTCTGCTTGCTCACGTGCTTTCTTGATTGCAATTGTCTCTACGATTGCTGCAACGTCAGGATACTTCTTTGCCCAAGCTTCAATGTCATCATCCGACTTAGGCAATTTAATTTCTTGTTGTGTAGCTTTGTTAAGCTGTTCTTCCAATCGTGCAATACGATCTTCGTATTCTTTTTCTTTTTGCTGCTGGTGTCTACGCAGATCACCATAACGCTTTTTAAAAGAACGTTCTTCTGCAGAGTCGGGTTCAGCTTCCTCTTGAACTTGCTCTTTAGGAGCTTGGTGTTCCTGAATCAATTGCTGAAGCTCTTCTTCTTCCTGTCTAATTCGTTCTTCATTAGAATACTTGCGATTAGCAAATG